TAAGACTCTCGCTGCGACAGGGGCTGCCCTATTTGCGCTCGGCGGCCTCGTCGGCACAGTGCTGCATTATTTCTGGCAGAAGGGTCCGTGACGGTGCATGGATCAAGCTGCCCGGAAACTGCCCGATAGGCGCGCCGCGTGAACGCGAATTCGCGGTGCATCACGAAGGCCCACGCCGCGCCGATCACATAGATGGCGAGCGCGGCGGCGGCCGCGGCGATGGTCATGCTTTCACTCCGTACTGTCGGGCGAGCCCGGTGAGTCCGTTGGCAACCCGCAGCGGCTCGCGCTTGGGCTTTGCCGGGGGCGCGAAGCCGCGGGATTTGATCTCGCCCGCGGGCCGCGTGACGCCGACGTGGCGAGCCTCGCGGCGCTTTGCCTTGGCGATAGCCGCGTCGTCGGCGGCTGTCTTTTTCGAGTGGCAACTCGACGGGACGCCGGAGCAGAGCAACCGGCCATCGGCCGCGGTGAGCTTGCGCTTTCGGTCGATCGACAGCGCGTCGGCGATGGTGTGGTCGATCTCGAATTTCTTGGTCGGCAGGCCGCAGTTCTCGCAATAGACGACGCCGTTGCGCGTCGCCCGCGCGCGAATCTCGACCTTGACGGCGCGGGTGAAATTGACGCGGGTCATGCTGCCTCCGCGTCCTGAAACGCGACGCCGTGCTCCGCCGCAAAGGCATCAATCAGGTCTAGCAGGACGCCCATTTCCTCTTTGCTCATGTCGCTGGTCCGCATCCCGAGAGGGACGTACGTGCCTGGATCAATCCCCGGAACGACGCGGGCCTTGCGCAGCGAGGCGGTCATCACGTCTTTCCAGTCCTCCGCGCTGAGCTTCTGTCCGTACCAATCAACTTGCGAGGCGATGTCACTTAAGCGCGCCCACATCAAAGAATTTTGGTCCAGGCTTCTACGCGGGGCCTTGAATTCCAATCGCGTGTTGGCCGGAAGGCGTGTGATCCAGTCGATCGCCTTGTCGCGGATAGCTTGGGATGAAAGGATCAAGAGCGCCCTAGTCATGGGATGTGCTTCCAGATTTTGCGCGAACGGATCATTGAAATTAGTGAGTGACTAACGCCGAGCGCAGGCTGGCGGAGAGGATGTCCTTTTCTACGCCACAGTTGCATCGGCATATGAAGGCCGTCTTGCCCCGGCGATCGGCGGCCCTTCCAATCACCGAGAGCCGTCCGAATCGTTGGCCGCAGAGATCAAGATATTGACCGCGCTTCGTCATTGCTCGGCAGCCCAAAATTTTGAGTTTATTTCTCTCATCGTCGCGTCGGCCTCGTCCTGCTCGTCGGGAGTGAGTGCAGGGGAAGCCTTGGTGATCCAGAGGTCATAGACAGCATCGGCAGCATCGATCGTCGGGGCTTCCCGGAGGACTCTCCGGAATTCGGCGAGGTCGATCCCGTGGCGCTTGGCCTCGGCAGACTGCGCGGCTGGCGGAGGCGTGGGCGCGCGACGCTGCGCCGGCGCGGCGACGGCCTCAGCCTTCGGCTCCTCGACCTTCGCGACCTCGACGCCCGGCTTGTGCTCGATCGCCGCAACGGCAGGCGGCGGCGCCGGGGCTCTCCGCGGCTCGGCGCGCGTGTCGGCGCGGTCGAGCGCTTGGCCTTCCATCTCCTCGGCGGCGTAATCGCTCCCGATTTCCTCGGGGAAGGCGCGGCGCAGCGCTGCGGCCTCGGCGCATTTTTCCAACTGGCCGAACGGCCGACGCGACCACATATCGTTTGGCGTGAGTCCGCCCCGTTTCGCCACGGCGTAGCTCTCAAGCCAATAGACCTTGGGCGAGACGAATTCGCACAGAGAGCCGCTGAGCATCCGGCTGACCCGGATTTGGCACCATTGCGGGAACTCGACCGTCTTTTCGCCGATCGCCCGCTTTTCGGTCGGGCCGAACTCGGCCGCGCTCATCCCGGCGAATTGGCCCGTCCGGAACGCCGTCGTCCGGAGTTCGGCGATCCCGGGCCAGACCGTGTCAATCATGCCGCCCGCGGCGCTCGACCACATCGGGACAATGTGAACAGGGCGTTTGAAGATGTCGAGGTTTCGCGCCTTGCAATAGGTGAGCGCCATCACGATCGACTCGACCGATTTGACGTTCGGAAACACGGCGTTGATCAGGACGCGCCAGCGCACGTTGTCGATCCCGTAGGCGTCGGCTAGGTCGCCGACATAGGGGAGCCGATTGTCGAGAAACTTGATGTCTCGAGTCGGATTGAGGGCGACGACCGCGTTCATTGCGCAGAACTCCTCTCTTGAGCCTCAATGCCAGGGGCGGCGACGCCAGCCGCGCCGAGCCGGTTCGCCAACATGCGGCAGACCTCGGCGAGATCGGCGTTCGGCGTCTCCATCGCCGCGAGATAGGCGACGAATTTCGGGAGGTCGGTCACGACCCAGACCTTGCGCGTGCGCTGCGAGACTGTGCGGCCAGTTCCGATCTTGACCAGCGCGGGAGCGACCTCTTGGACGGGCTCCGGCGCTTCGCCCGTGATTGCGGCAGCTTTCTCAGCCTCGCGGCGCGCGGCCTCGTTGGCCTTGCGCGCTTCCTCGGCGAGCCGGGCGCGCTCGGTCGTCATCCATGCGTCGGCGAGGGCCAGCGCTTTCTTGCGGCAGGCCTCGGCCGTGTCGCGCACCGGAAACCATTCGGAATCGACAGCGCGGCCGGCGGCCAAGTGCGGCTCTTTGGCGACCTTGTGAGCCTGCGTCGCCTCGTTGGCGAAATCCTTGAACTTGGTCGCGTAATTGGCGACCATGTCGGCGTCGGCCTTCGTCGTGGGCTTGCCACCGATCTTGGCGAGGAAGCCAACGACCGCCTTGGACAGCGCCTCGATGCGAGCGGCGAGGGCCTGGGCAGGCGTCAGGTCGGCCGGTGGATCGTTGTCGCCCATCACGGCGCGAGGGTTGCCATCCTCGTCATGCGTCTCGGGATCGGCGGCGAGCCGCGCGCGCGACCATTCCTCGGTCCAAACGACGCCCGCGGCGATTTCCTTCGTCCGCAGCCGCGTGGTGTAAAGCTCCGGCCATGGTTCGCTCTTGTCCGTCACGGCGAGATAGAGTTCGTAGGGAATTGCATAGTGCTCGCTGGTGAACATTTCGTCGATCTGCATCGCGGTCATGCCGACGCCGTCGCCGAAAATCGTCCGCGCGCAGCAGAGGTCGCCGCTATCGGCGTCGCGCCAGATCGCGACGGCCTCTTGCTCGCCGGCATGGTCGCCCTTGGCTATCGGGAAGCGGTAGTAGCCGCACGGCGGATCGCCGCGCGCGCCGAGATCGAGCGGCTTGCCAGCGAGTGCGGCGAGCCAGCGCGCATACGGGTCGTGAATATCGAGTGGGGCTTGGGCGACGGCGTTCATTGATGCGCGCTCCTTGAGGTTTCGAGTCCACGGCGGAGTCCGTCATGGCGGGCTTGGCGAAGCCGCTGACGGGCGGAATGGATGTCTCGCGTGCAACCACGGCTCAGGGCCTCGCGCTCGTCCCGCATCGCCTCAAGCACGGCGTGTGGCGTGCGCAGACGCTTCGGCCCTGTCCACCAAGCGAGGAAATTGCGAAGCGACACGCGGGCGCGACGGGAAAGGGTCATTTCGCCCTCCGGATCCAATCGACCCAGACCAGCCGCGCCAGCAACGCGGCGTTGAGAGCGATCCAAACGAAGGCGACGATGTAGAGGGCGTGCATGTTCAGCCTCCCCTCAAGCCAGGACGTACAGCGCGACGATGACGACGCAGACCACGAACTCGGCCAAGAGGGCGATGGTGAGGGCGCGGATCATGGGGTGACCTCGAAATAAACGCCGACAATGTTGTGCTGAGAAAATTCGGCGTATGCCTTGTCGCCCTTCCAGACGCGCACATATGGAAGATCGGCGTACATGCCGCTCTTGGTCGTTGCTTCAATCCGAGTGACGCCGTTTTTCCCTACGGTGTATTCCTCGATTGCTGTCTCAGTTTCAGAAACGGTGATGTATCTGATCGCCTGTTCGACTGGATGTTCAGTGCTCATCGTGAAAGCCCCAATTGTCTATGGTTGAGCGTCGAGTGCTCGGCGCGCTGATCCTCGCGGGGCGCGGCCGCTTCCTCAAGCCGCTCGGCGCGCGACGTGATGGCGTCGAGCAAATTGCCGTCGATCTCGCGGAAGGTGATCCGGGCGTATTCGCTGGCGCCGGAGAGCGACGAGACGCCCGCGGTGTAGGCGATGCGCTGCAGTAGCGGGTCGAAGGCGTCGGCGGCGGACTTAGCCAGATCGGCCAGCGCCCGCAGCTCGCGCGGCTCGTCGTCGCACAGCGACCGCGTGCAGGCGTCCCACGACCGCAGCGCGACCAGGCGCTCTATCGTCGCGTCGATCTCGGCTTGGATGCCAGTGCGCGGCGGGAATGGGGAGGGTTTGGCGTGATAGCCGGGTAGGCGCGACATCGGAAATCTCCTAGGATTTCGGGAACGCGCGGCGCGAGCGCCGCGCGTTGTTTTCAAGTGCCGGAGCTGTCGCCGTAGCCGGAGCCGGAGCCGTCGCCGTAGCCGGAGCTGTCGCCGTAGCCGGAGCCGTCGCCGTAGCCGGAGCTGTCGCCGTAGCCGGAGCTGTCGCCGTAGCCGGAGCCGTAGCCGTAGCCGTCGCCGGAGCCGTAGCCGTAGCCGTAGCCGTCGCCGTAGCCGGAGCCGTAGCCGTAGCCGTCGCCGGAGCTGGAGCCGGAGCCGGAGCCGGAGCTAGCCGCGGTAGACATTCGCGGCCTCCCAGGCCTTCGCCGCAGCTTCCGAGACTTCGGCGACGGAGGTAATCTTTCGGAGTTCGAGCTTTTCAACGCGGGCGCCGATGCGCGCGCCCTTCGCCGGGCCTTCGCTCGCCAGGCCACCGAAGCCGCCGTTGGCCGAGGGCCAGTAGATGCAGTTCCGCGCATTTGTAAGCGTAATCGTGTCACCGCTGGTGTCGGCGGCGTAGCCGAAAAACACGCCACGGAATTCCGTGGTGACCAGGACGGCTCGTTCAGGTTTTGTGGACATTGATGGGGCCTCGTTCGGGTTATCGGCGTTGGTCGCCGTGAAAGCGCGTCGCGAGGGCGCGCTTTGGCTGCGATCAGTCGGCATATGGGGAACAGACAGAATAGAAGTATTTTCCGTCGCCGCGCCTCGTGAATCTGTAGTGGTTGCGAAAGTAATTATCCATCGTCGGATTGGCCTTGTATTCGGCGCTCCACTGATCTACCGAAATGGCCTTGTTGACTTTCTCTCGGCAAACGCGCTCGACCTCATCGGCAGGCAAGTCGCTGGTGATCTCGTATTCGTAAAACGAGTTGCCATAGCGACGTTTCTGCCCCGAATGCCTGTTCTTGAAAGTCACCCCGTCTATTGTCGCGGTCTGTCGGTCAATGTGTGAGGTAGTGGTCATTGATCTGATCCGATATTGGAGGAACGGGATTGCGCAGAGTTGGTCAACAAAGCGCGGCGAACGGCGCGGCGCTGTTTGATTTCCTCGTCAAGTTCGTTGTCCAGAAAGTCGTAGGCCGCGTGACTGGCGAACTCGAAAGGTCCTTTGCCCATCGCCTGCTCAATGTCCCAATACCAGCCGTCCTCATGTTCAGTGAGGTTGGCGCCGTGTTCCATCGCCAGGCGCTGGATTTTGGGAAGCCTGGTCATGATCAAGCCGCCTTCTGCATATTGCGCTGATTGAAAAGCGCGGCCGCTTCGGCGAGCAGGCCATTCTCAAGATGGCTCAGACCAATCGGCGAAAAGGGATGGCGCTTCGCGTACTCAATGACGCGGATGGCGTTCGCTTCGGTCGGCTTGGCCAGGTACTTGGCGAGGAGAGTGGACATCGGCGGCCTCATCGGTTGTTCGATGAGGGGAGTGTGAATGACATTCACGCTGGTGTCAACAGGAAATGTGAATGTGATGAACTTTTTCTTGACGCCTCGCGCGCGCGGGCGCAGACAGGCCACGGAATGACATTCACAAAAGTGCTTGACATGAACGTGCACATCATTCACACTCACCCAATGAAACTCAGTCTGTATCTCGACGAGAAGCGCATCGGCGACGCGGCTTTTGCCTCCGAAATTGGGGTTAGCCGGTCAATGGTTACGAAACTGCGGCGCGGACTCGCGCGCCCTTCGGCGGAGACGGCCATGGCTATCCAATCGGTTACCGATGGCGCGGTGATGCTGTCGGACTTGATGGAGCACTCTCCTCGTCCGGTTCGCCCCGAGGCTACGGCATGACAACCGCAGGCTTCATCCACGCCATAGAATCCGGCGAAGCCGTGTCACGATCAGGGCGAGAGTATGAGCAAGCCCTATCGCCTCTTGGATTTGTTCTCTGGCATCGGCGGATTTTCGCTTGGTTTAGAGCGGTCCGGCGGTTTCAAGACGGTCGCCTTTTGCGAGATCGAACCATTCTGCTGGCGCGCGCAGTGCTGCGCGTCCCGCTGGGGAAAGCCGGAGGATAGCCGCGTGAGCGACAACCGGATAAGCACAAACGCCCCCTATAGGATAACTACGCGTGTGCACGCGCAGGAAGGGCGGATATCCGAGAAGGATATCCTCGCCGCCGTGCTGTCCCACTGGCGGGCGCTAGGACAGCCGAACACGTTTGTTGCAACGATACCGAACGCCTTTGCGCATGGTCAACTTGGCCTCACCAAGGGGCTCCCGGATTTGCTCGTTCTCGGACCGTCGATACCTGGTCGCGTTGGCTTCATCGAACTGAAAACGGTTAAGGGCAAGCCGTCAGAGGCTCAGCTCGATTTTCAGAACCGTTGTCAATCGCTCGGCCTCTCGCATGCCATCACATTCGGCAGAGACGAGCCAATTTACACGCTCGAATGCTGGGGCGTCGTTCGCAGAGCGAGGACGGCGGCATGAGGCTAGTCATCATCGAAAGTCCCTACGCCGGCGACGTCGAGACGAACGTTGCCTATGCGCGCGCCGCGGTTCGCGACAGCTTGTTGCGTGGCGAAGCGCCAATCGCGTCGCACTTGTTATACACGCAGCCAGGAATACTTGACGATGCCATTCCGGCCGAACGCCAACATGGAATCGACGCCGGTTTAGCTTGGCGCACAGTAGCTCAGGCAACGGTCGTTTACACCGATCTCGGCATCACCAAGGGGATGAAATACGGCATCGCCGCAGCGGAGGTGACTGGTATTCCCGTCGAATATCGCAGCATTACGCGCGAGCCGCCGAAACGCGCGATCGATGGTGATAGCCAATGACCACGGCCGCCAATTTCTCGCGCCTCGACGCGCTCAAGACCTTCATCAGCGTCGCCCATGGCTGGCAGAAAAGGCCGCGGCCGGCGGAGTTCGATCTGCTTGATGAGCGCGCCAAGGCGGCCATCGACGATCTGCGGTTCTTTTACGACAACGCCGATAGGATTCGCGCGGCGCTCGGACCCGATGCGGTACGGGAGGGTTCAAATTGAACGACGCCTATCAAGAATTTCTCGCTCGCAAGCGCGTCGTCGATCCGATGACAGGGATTCGCAACCCGGCGCCGATGCCGGATTGTTTCAAGCCTCATCAGGCGGACATAACCAGGTGGGCGTTGCGAAGGGGCCGCGCCGCGGTTTTTGCGGGCACTGGATTGGGTAAAACCCTCATTGAGCTAGAATGGTCGCGCCAAGTCGCCGAACACACCGGCAAGCCCGTATTGTGCTTTGCGCCACTGGCGGTTTCAAAGCAGCATATCCGCGAAGCTGACAAGTTCGGCGAGCAAGCGACGATGGTCAGTTGTCCGGACGACATGACTATCGGAACTTGCGTCACGAACTATCAGAAGCTGGCCCATTTCGATCTGTCGCGATTCGGCGGCGTTGTCCTGGACGAGTCATCGATCCTCAAGGCGCAAGACGGTCATTATCGCACGAAGCTGATTGAGGAATGCACGCAAATCCCATTTCGCCTCGCCGCGACCGCGACGCCGGCGCCGAACGATTTTATGGAGCTTGGCAACCATGCCGAGTTTCTCGGCGTCATGTCCTACACCGATATGCTGGCGACGTTCTTTACCCACGATGGCGGCGAGACGCAGAAATGGCGGCTCAAGGGCCATGCCGAGGATGCTTTTTGGAAGTGGATGGCGTCGTGGTCGGTCATGCTGCGCAAGCCGTCCGACCTTGGCTACGACGACACCGGCTATGATCTTCCGCCGCTTCGCGAAATTCAACACACGGTCGGCGTCGCCTATGAACCGTCGATGGATACCGGGCTGCTGTTTCCGATGGAAGCGCATGGTCTTGGCGAACGTATCAAGGCGCGTCGGGCATCGATCGCCAACCGCGTCGAAACGGCGATTTCCCTAACCCCGAAGGATCGGCCGTTCGTCTGGTGGTGCAATCTCAATGACGAAAGCGCCGCAATCACGTTGGGCATTCCTGGGGCTGTTGAAGTTCGCGGTTCAGACGACGACGCGGACAAAGAGCGCAAGATGATCGATTTCAGCGAAGGGCGCATTCGCGTGCTGGTCACGAAGCCGTCGATCGCCGGCCACGGCATGAACTGGCAGCATTGCGCCGATACCGGCTTCGTCGGCGCCAGCGATAGCTTTGAGCAAACCTATCAGGCCATCCGCCGATTCTGGCGCTTCGGTCAGACCAAGCAAGTCAGCGTCCATTTCATCGCCGCCGAGACTGAGGGCGCCGTCGTCGCCAACTATCGCCGCAAGGAAGCTGACGCAGAGCGCATGGCGGCGGCTTTGGTTATGCACATGGCCGATTTATCCAGTCAGAGCGTGCGCGGCATGGCACGCGACCGACCAGACTATTTGCCGACAGAGCCGATGGTCATTCCCTCTTGGTTGGAGATAGCAGCGTGAAACACGTAAACGTCGTAGCGGAAATTAAGGCCGTCGATCAGGTTGTCAACGACGATTATGCAATCTACCAGGGCGATTCGTGCGAGCTAATCCGAGCGATCCCGAGCAATAGCGTGCATTTTGGAATCCACTCGCCGCCGTTCATTGGCCTCTACAAATTCAGCAACTTCGACCGCGACGTTTCCAACAACGAGGGCGACAAGTTCTGGGAGCATTACGCATTCCTGATCGCTGAATTGCTACGTGTCACGAAGCCCGGCCGACTCCACTCGGTTCATTGCATGCAGCTCCCACGATCTAAGACGCGCGACGGGTTTATTGGCATGCGCGATTTTCGCGGCGAGATCGTGCGCGCCTATGAGGACGCGGGGTGGATTTTCCATTCTGAGGTGTGTATCTGGAAAGACCCGGTTATAGCCCAGCAGCGGACCAAGAGCCTGCGCCTGCTGCATAAGCAAATCCAGAAAGACAGCACGATGAGCGGCCAAGGGCTGGCCGATTACGTCGTGACGTTCCGTAAGCATGGTGAGAACCCCGAGCCGGTCGCTGGCATGTTTGAGGAGTGGATCGGCGCGGCACCGGACGGAAAGCAAGAATGGACCGACGCGCGTAGTGCAACTGGGATCGACGTGTCGCGCGAGGCTTACGATCGCCACCGGCGGCAGGTTGAGGCCAATGGGCAGAAGGCGTGGCCGTTCGATATGTGGGTTTCCGTCCTAGTTTGGCAGCGTTACGCCAGCCCTGTCTGGATGGACATAAACCAAACCCGCACGCTTCAATATCGCAACGCTCGCGACGAAAAAGACGAAGCGCACATCTCGCCGCTGCAGCTCGATGTCATCGAGCGATGCATCGATCTGTGGAGTAATCCCTGCGACGTGGTGCTGACACCTTTCCTCGGCATAGCGTCAGAGACGTGGTGCGCCGTCCACATGGGCCGCAAGGGCGTCGGCTTTGAATTGAAGCCGTCCTATTTCCAGCAAGCCGTAAAGAACATGCTCTCCGCTAAGCCAGAGTGGAAGGGCGATCTGTTCGCCGCAGCGGAGTAGCGTCATGAGTCTCACCCAATCCATCTTCGATGTTTCCCCCGTCGTCGCGAGCGCCGCGCCCGACGATCCGAGGCCGAGACGCGCAACGCTGCGGCAATCTTCGACGCCCTCGCCTCGCGGCTTGAGCGCGTCGATCCGACGTTTCACCGCGAGGACATCGCTTCGCTTCGCGATCTGGCTTGCCGTCTGGGCGGCAAAGAGACTTGAGGGGGCAAAATGAGCGAACAGCCTGCGGGCATCGGCGACAACGGCCAGTTGCGCGCCATCGTCGAGCGCATCGAACGTCTCGAGGAAGAAAAGAAGGCTCTCGGCGACGACGTGAAAGACGTTTTCGCCGAAGCCAAGGGCAACGGCTTCGACACCGGCGCCCTCCGCGACATCATCAAGATCCGCAAGCAGGACCGCGACAAGCGGCGCGAGCGCGAGGAAATCCTGGAAATTTATCTCGCCGCGTTGGGCATGGTCTGAATTTCAGGCCGGGGGTCTTCTATGAACGCCATTTCGAGTCCCGCATTCGCGGGCACAGCGCTGGTCCTGCGCGATTTTCTGCCGAACGCCGCGCCGTCGCTGGCGAAGCGACTCGACGCCGAGCACCGGGCGCGACAGTTGCGGATGGGGTTTGTCCCGCCGCGCCCAGCCCCAACGCCGACAGAACCTGTTGCGGTCCCCCCCCTCCCTCCGCTGCCCCGCGTGATTCCAGCCGATCGCATCAGCGCGGCCCGTGACGACATCCTCGCCAAGCATGCCGCCGTTCTCACCCAGACCGAGCGAAGCCTGAGCAGCGCCGCAATTATCGAGCG